TTTAGGACTCGAGCCTAAACACATGAAGGAGAGCAGACTAGAACACTTCTTCAAGGACATTCTAGGCGAAGACAAAACTCGTCCTAGGGCGGAGTGCGACTGGCACGACCCAAGGCTTGACAAAGAGCCAACGGATGAAGAGATGGAAGCAATCGTCGGAAGGTACATAGATGATCCGGACGATGTAATGCCACTAGTGGACTAGGTGGCAGATATGAAAGTTGTTATTAAGCGGAGCTACGGCGACGCAAAAAAAAATTAAAGAATTTCAAGGAGCAATTAAGGAGGCTAAAAATGGAATTAATACTACAGATGAACGCAGAAGAGGCTATCGAGGTGACAAAAAACGGAACTCTTAAGGCGCTTGCAGAGTCAATTAGGACACACAGCAAGGAGGGTGCAGAGTCAGCAGAGGAGCTACCACAAGCACCTAGTATGGACTGTGCGAGCTCAATGCCAGTTGAGATACCAACGCAGGCACCAATGCCAGAGAGCACCACACCTACGTGGACACCGGGCGGTGGAGCTACAGATGACTCTACTCCGCAGACGACAGCAGTACCTACGGAAGCTAAGAGCTACACAGCAGACGAGCTACAGAAGGCAGCAATCGGACTGATGGACAAGGGCGTATCGATGGATGCAATTGCTGGTGTACTTAATAAGCTAGGCGTGGCTACTCTTCCGGAGCTTACACCGGATAAGTTCGGAGCATTTGCACTCGAGTTAAGACAGTTAGGAGCTGATATCTAATGGCAGGACACAAGGATAGAGCACACGCGCTACTATCAGCAAGTGGCGCACACAGATGGATGAACTGCACACCTAGTGCAGTGCTGGAGTCACAGTTCCCCGATACTACATCAGAGGCTGCGAAGGAGGGCACACTCGCCCACGAGATGGCAGAGGCAAAGCTACAGCACCTATTCAACACGCAGGACTACCGCAAGGCGAAGCTGACTAGGACACTTAACAAGATTAAGAAGGATGAACTCTATCAATCAGAGATGGACGGCTACACAGACGACTACGTTGCATACATCCGTAAGGCAGCTATGGAGTTCGAGAAGACACCATACATCGCTATTGAGAAGAGGTTAGACCTTACAGCGTACATACCCGATGGGTTCGGTACAGCCGACTGCGTAATGATAGGCGAGAAGACACTACACATTATCGACCTTAAGTACGGTAAGGGTGTACCTGTATCCGCAGAGGATAACCCACAGCTCATGATATACGCTCTAGGCGCACTAGAGGCATACAAGATGTTATTCGCTATCGACACAGTCAAGATAAGCATTGTACAGCCTAGAATTGACAATACTAACAGCAGTGCATGCTCGGTAACACTGTTAAGAGAATGGGGCGAAGATGTCAAGGAGTTAGCTAACATTGCCATTAAGGGCGAAGGCGAATATACACCGGGCGACTGGTGTAGGTTCTGCAGGGCAAGGCAGCAGTGCAGAGCTAGAGCCGATAAGAACATAGAGCTCGCATTTGAGATAGACAAGAAGCCGCCGCTTATCACTAACGAGGAAGTAGGCGAGTACCTACGTAAGGGCGAAGATGTAGCCAAGTGGCTATCAGAACTACAAGACTATGCGCTAGCTGAGTGTCTAGCTGGAAGAGATGTAGACGGCTACAAGGCTGTTGAGGGTAGAGGCTCGAGATCGTGGACTAATATGGACGCAGCATTCGAGGCAATTATTGAAGAGGGTACTAACGAGGCAATGCTTTATGAACGCAAGCCTCTGACATTGGCACAAGTGGAGAAGTTAATGGGTAAAGCACACTTCGAAGATGTAGCGGGAGAGTATGTGATAAAGAACCCGGGCAAGCCTACACTCGTACCAAGTACAGATAAAAGACAAGCTATCACTAATAAGATTTCAGCCAAAGAGGCATTTAAGTAACGGAGGTATTCATATGAGTTTAGGCAGAGATTATCTAAACGACTATGCATACGAATTGGAGAAAGGAAAAGAAACAATGGCAATCGGAGAAATGACAAACGTAACAACTGGAGAAGTAAGACTATCATACGCACACCTATTCAAGCCTTACTCGAATATTGAAGGACAGGAACCAAAGTACAGCGCAACGGTTCTATTACCTAAGACAGATACGGCAACTAAGGGGCGCATTGATGCAGCAATCGAGGCAGCAAAGCAGAAGGGCTCTAGTGGATGCTACAACGGAGTGGTACCGCCAGTAGTACCTACACCGATATGGGACGGGGATGGAGTTAAGCAGGACGGTACACCATTCCCGCAGGAGTGCAAGGGACACTGGGTATTCAGTGCTAGATCAAGCGCTGATTATCCACCAGAGGTAGTAGATGCAATGGGCAACCCTATTATCAATCACAGCGAGGTGTACAGCGGTTGCTTCGCAAGAGTTAATGTAGAGTTCTTCCCGTATAACTTCAACGGCAAGAAGGGTGTAGGTTGCGCGCTCGGTCCAGTGCAGAAGCTCAGAGACGGAGAGGCACTAGGCGGAGCAGCACCATCAGCAGCACAGGCATTCGGTGCACCACAGCAGGCACAGCCACAAGTTAACCCTATCACTGGTCAACCAGTAGACAACGTACCATTTTAAGGAGACACCATGAAGCACCTAAGTATTGATATAGAGACATATAGTAGCGTTGACATCGGTAAGGCAGGTGCTCACAAGTATGCAGAGAGTGAGGACTTCGAAGTCCTCCTCTTTGCCTATAAAGAGGACGCACAGCCAACTAAGGTCATTGACCTTGTGTCCGGAGAAGAGATACCACCTCACATTGTCAAGGCACTATCTGACGAGACCGTTATCAAGCACGCTTATAACGCATCATTCGAGTGGATATGCCTTAATAGGGCAGGCTATTCTACACCGATTGAACAGTGGCGCTGCACGATGATACACGGTCTATACTGCGGATATCCAGCAGGACTAGGGGCGATTGGCAAGGCAATAGGTCTCCCGGAAGATAAGCAGAAGCTATCAACTGGCAAAGCACTAATTAATTACTTCTGCAAGCCTTGTAGACCTACTAAGTCTAATGGCAACCGCTCTCGTAACCTACCTAAGCATGCGCCCGAGAAGTGGGAGCTATTCAAGGAGTACAACAGACAAGACGTTGAGGCGGAGAGCGGCATACTCAAGAAGCTTGAGCCTTATCCAGTGCCGGACGCGACATGGTCGGCATGGGTCGAGGACATCGGCATTAACTCGAGAGGAGTTGCGATAGATGACCGCCTACTAGAAGGAGCACTCGTTATAGATGATATGAGCACAGCAGAGCTAGTGGATGAGGCTAGGGCTATCACAGGACTATCTAACCCTAACTCTAACGCACAGCTACTAGGGTGGATCATCTCCCAGGGCATCGAAGTAGATAACCTTCGCAAGGACACTGTATCAGATCTACTAGAGGGCGACCTTCCGGAGAACGTAAGAGCGGCACTGGAGCTCCGTCAGAAACTCGGGAAGTCCTCAGTATCCAAGTACAAGGCTATGGCGGATGCTAGAGGTAAGGATGGAAGAGTAAGAGGGCTATTACAATTCTATGGGGCTAATCGCACAGGTAGATGGGCGGGGAGGCTCGTGCAAGTACAGAACTTGCCACGTAATTACATTAAGACCCTAGACGAGGCAAGGGAGCTTGTAAAAGCTTCGAACTATAGAGGGCTCAAGCTGATATATGGTAATGTTCCGGACACACTCTCACAGCTGATTAGAACCGCTTTTATCCCGGCAGACGGTAAGAAGTTCATCGTATCCGATTTCAGCGCCATAGAGGCTCGTGTAATAGCATGGCTAGCAGGCGAGAACTGGGTACTAGATGTATTCAAGAGTGGCGGTGACATCTACTGCGCTACTGCATCTCAGATGTTCGGTGTTCCGGTTGAGAAGCACGGGGTCAATGGTGATCTCAGACAAAAGGGCAAGGTTGCCACACTAGCGCTAGGTTATCAAGGTAGCTCTAATGCCTTAATACAGATGGGAGCTCTTAATATGGGTATTCCGGAGGATGAACTTCCCGATATCGTGAGTAAGTGGCGCACTGCTAACCCTAACATAGTGCAGCTATGGGACAGGATGAACAAGCTCGCTATACACACTATAGACACAGGCGATACTACTTACCTTAACGGTCTCACACTAAGATCTGAACTAGATATTATTAACGGTCTTAAGTATTTCACCATTGAGCTTCCGTCTGGTCGCAAGCTGTTCTACTGCTCACCTGGGCTAGGTACGAACAGATGGGGACACCCATCGATTGAATATAAGGGCATTAACCAGTCTAGCAAGAAGTGGGAGTCGCAAGAGACCTATGGGGGCAAGCTCATAGAGAACGTTGTACAGGCAATCGCTAGAGACTGCCTAGAGATAACACTGCATAGGTGTATAGAGGCTGGCTACAAGCCTGTTATGCACATACACGATGAGATCGTCATAGAGGCGGAGCCAAGCGACAAGCTAGACGATGTTAACACAATATTCTCTGAGCCGATACCGTGGGCGGAAGGGCTCCCACTATCTGGCGCAGGCTTTGAATCAACATACTACATGAAGGATTAAATCTCATGATTAACGATAGAAAAATTACAATAGCGACCGCAGGCAGTCGTAAGTCCATTAACTGGGTAACGGGTAGCCTTAAGTGGTCAGAATACTGCGATAAGCTCCGGACACCGATTAAGTCCAAGGAGACACTGCAGGAGTATCTTGGCTACACGAAGGCCAAGCAAGACGAACTAAAAGACGTCGGAGGTTTTGTCGGGGGTAGCCTCGCAGGAGGTCGCCGCAAGGCTGATGCAGTGACAGGGCGCGACCTTGTCACTCTCGACCTCGACAACGTACCTAGAGGCGGTACTAATGACGTCCTTAAGCGCGTCGGATCACTAGGCTGTGCTGCTGCTGTCTACAGCACACGCAAGCACAGCGACTACTCGCCAAGGTTAAGGGTCATTATTCCGCTTGATCAGACGGTAACAGCAGACGAGTACGAGCCAATTGCTCGCAAACTAGCAGAGATGATAGGGCTAGTGTACTGCGACCCGACTACGTTCGAGGCATCACGTCTTATGTACTGGCCTAGCTGCTCAAGTGATAGCCAGTACGTGTGTGAGATATACGATAATGCGTTCTGCTCGGGAAAGGGCATACTTTCCTTATACGACGACTGGCACGATATATCGTCTTGGCCACAGATACCCGGTGCAGATGCAATCGAGAAGAGGAGACTTGCGAAGCAAGAAGACCCAACGACCAAGCACGGAATAGTCGGCGCATTCTGTAGAGCCTACACCATACAGGAGGCAATGGAGAAGTTCATACCCGGTATGTACGAGCCGACAGACGACACTAACCGCTACACCTATACAGGCGGTAGTACAGCGGGCGGTGCAGTTATCTATGATGGCGACCTCTTCCTCTTCTCTCACCATGCTACAGACCCATGCAGTGGTCAGCTAGTTAATGCGTGGGACCTCGTAAGGCTACACATGTATGGCGATAGAGACGATGAGGCGAAAGAGGGTACTCCAATGAACAGGCTACCCTCGTTCCTCGCTATGAAGACTCTAGCAGCTAATGACAAGGCTGTAACCGATATCATGGCTAGAGAGCGCATCGAGGTGGCTAATGAGGCATTTAAGGAAGATAACTTATTACCTATAGCAGAAGACGATATCGACACTGACTGGATATCGAAGCTCGCACTGGACTCTGGCGGGCAGATTAAGAAGACTATCAACAATGCGGTGATGATACTCGAACATGACCCACTACTTAAGGATAAGATAGCTATTGATGAGTTCGCTAACCAGGGTGTCGTACTAGGGGCACTGCCATGGGATAAGGGGTCTGATCAGAGGCCTTGGACGGATAACGACGATGCTAATTACGCGAACTACATGGAGCTCTACTATGACATAAAGGGCAAGGACTTACTCAGCAATGCGCTTACTATCGTGTCCGGCAAGCACAAGTTCAACGATGTTAGGAAGTACCTTAAGGGGTTCAAGTGGGACGGAGTTAAGAGGATAGACACACTACTAATTGACTACCTGGGCGCAGAAGACAACCCATACACAAGGGCTGTTATGCGTAAGTCATTATGCGCAGCGGTTACTAGAGCTATGAAGGATTTTGTCAAATACGACTACATGCCGATACTTGCAGGACCGCAAGGAATAGGTAAGAGTACGTTCTTATCTACTATAGGTAAGGCGTGGTTCAGTGACTCGCTCACCACGTTCGAGGGCAAGGAAGCTGCAGAGCTTATACAAGGTATATGGGTAGTCGAAGTAGGAGAGCTAACTGCTATGAACAGACAAGAGGTTAATGCAGTTAAGCAGTTCCTATCTAAGGTGGACGATATATACCGTGCGCCATATGGCCGCAGGACAGCCAGATATCCTCGTAGGTGCGTTTTCTTCGGAACATCAAACGAGGTTGAGTTCCTTAAGGATGACACGGGAAATCGCAGATTTTGGCCTATTGATGTAGGCGACTATGAACCTACTAAATCAGTATGGGACGATCTTCCAGGCGAGGTAGACCAGATATGGGCAGAAGCTTATGCATATTACCAATTAGGTGAAAAGCTGTTTCTCTCAAAAGAGATTGAGGCTATAGCACTAGAGGTGCAGGACGAACACAGCGATTACTCCGCACTAGAGGGTAATATAAGAGACTACCTTGAGACTAAAGTGCCTACTAACTGGCTAGATATGACGGTGCAGGAACGCAGGATGTTCCTCAACGGAAACGTAGCATATGAGGGCGAACTTGAGCCAATGGACAGAGTGTGTATAGCACAGATATGGGCGGAGTGTCTTAACGGCGATATCAAGTACCTAAAACCCCAAAACAGGAACGAGATAGCGAGGGTATTAAGGAAGATACCTGGTTGGGAAAAGGTCAAGTCAACAACGAGATGTGGTCCATATGGCATACAAAAAGGCTACAAAAACGTGTCAACCGACTGATATACCGCTATGGTTTACAACAAAAAAGGTTTACAGAGTTTTGTCAACCGCAAAAAGCCGTTTACAGTCAAGTTTACATGGCAAGTTTACACCTAAAACGTTGAAAAATTAATTATTAAGTCAATTAGTAAACTAAGTAAACCAAAAACCCATAAGAAATAAAAAATAGATAGTAATAGGAGTACCTAATATTACCTAATATACCTAAATCGCCTAATTATATCTTATATACGCGTAATAGAGTTGTCAGTTGACAAATTAAAGGAGGCGCAAAAATGCTTGAAAAAGATATCGAGAAATTATTCAGAGATGAAATAAAGAAAGCAGGTGGCAAGGCATATAAGTTCACGAGCCCGGGAAACGACGGTGTGCCAGATAGGATCGTGATGCTACCCGGTGGACGGATAGTGTTCGTTGAACTTAAGACGGACACAGGAAAGTTATCAAGACTACAAGAGCTACAGTGCAGACAGATTGCAGAACTAGGGCAGACGGTAAGAGTACTACATGGGCTGGCAGAGGTTCGGGACTTCTTCCTGGAGTTTGGGCTAGAGACAGCAGCATATAGGCTAGAGCGAAGACTAGGGAGGTGATAGGAGGTGGAATATAAGCCACACGATTATCAAAGACACTGCATTAACCGTATTGTCGATACACCTAGGCTGGGACTCTTCTTAGATATGGGACTCGGTAAAACTTCGATAGTGTTATCAGCCGTCAAAGAGCTTAAGTATAACCGCTTCGCCGTATCAAAGGTGCTTGTTATAGCACCTAAGAAAGTTGCGGAGGGCACATGGTCAAAAGAAAAGGACAAGTGGGATCATACGAAGTGCCTACGCATCAGCAGGGTACTAGGCAGCGAAAAAAAGCGAATAAGGGCACTTTATGAGCCCGCCGATGTATATATCATCAATCGTGAAAATGTGGTGTGGCTAGTCGATTTTTACAAAAACGATTGGCCGTTCGACATGGTTGTCATAGACGAGTCATCTAGCTTTAAGAGTCATAAGGCAAAGAGGTTCAAAGCACTGTCTGCAATGGCACCTAGAATTAAGCGAATTGTAGAGCTAACGGGAACTCCTTCACCTAACGGGCTTGCTGACCTTTGGGCGCAGCTATATCTCCTGGATGAAGGCGCAAGGCTAGGCACGAGATATGCAGGATTCCGAGAAAGGTACTTCGATGCAGGACCAAGGCACAACGGTATTGTGTACAAGTACAGCGTTAAACAAGGGTCAGAAGATGCAATACTATCCGCTATATCGGATATATGCGTATCCATGAAGGCTAGCGACTACCTAGAACTCCCAGACTGCATTATGCACGAGATACCTGTTGAGTTAGATCCTAAAGCGGCTAAAGCCTACAGGGAACTAGAGCGCGAAATGGTGCTAGAGCTACCAGATGATGAGGTAACAGTTACGAGTGCAGCTGCATTATCTAACAAGCTACTGCAACTAGGTAATGGCGCAATCTACGGCGAAGACCACAGTGTACACGAGGTGCATGGGTGCAAGATAGAGGCATTTATGGAGCTTATAGAGAGCCTTAGCGCATCGGGTAAGAGCGCACTAGTCTTTTATAACTATCAGCACGATAAGGAGCGACTACAGAAGGCACTAGCCAAGACGGGACTTGTTGTAAGAGAGCTTAAGACGACACAGGACGAGGACGACTGGAACGCGGGCAAGATAGATATATTACTTACACATCCGGCATCATCGGCTTACGGACTTAATCTACAGCAAGGAGGCAATCACGTTGTGTGGTTCGGTCTCAACTGGAACTACGAGCTATATACACAGGCTAACAAGCGATTACACAGGCAAGGACAGACGGAGAAGGTTATCATACACCACCTAGTGTGTGAGGGGACGAGAGACGAGGACGTTATGGCAGCACTAGCGAGAAAGGACGATGTACAGCAGTTCGTCATGGAATCGCTAAAGGCACGAATTAAGAGGATTAAGGAGGCGCAAAATGGCTAAGTGGATATTAAGTGCAGAGTCCTACGGGGCTTTTAGGCACACAAAGGAGTATATACCTGTTCCAAATCCGTACGGCGTAACAGTAATTACGGAGCGAGAGGCAACCAGAGTAATTAGCGGTTGTCGTTGGGCGACTAGAGGGCACTACGTATATGCGAGGGACCACAAGTCGATTAGGTTTGACACACTGCGAGAGGCTCAGCGATATGCAGAGCAGTTAGGAGGTGCAGAATGAGGATGCAGGATTTAAAGAATATCGCCAATCATTATGGACTAAAGCATCAGCTTGGGAAGTGCAAGGAAGAGCTAGGCGAACTTATAGAAGCCATCGACTCCGCGAACGACGAGGCGATTATCGAAGAGATAGCGGATGTCGAGATCATGACGGAACAGCTAAAGCAACTTATGTGCGCTGATAGGGTCGTGGAACTCTACAAGGACTATAAGATTGCTAGGCAACTTAGACGAATAGCAGAGGAGCCTTCGTTGCGAAATCCGAAAAACTGTAAAGAATTATACGAAGCGGGCAAAGACTTTTCTAAAGGCATGAGGCAGGGCATATTGAGTGCATTGAAGGAGCAGAGTCATGAGTGTGATAACTAGGGGGTTTGTATGAGAGATTATCAGCGAACAAAAAATAATAAATATGTTTTACCTCAAACTGTTTATTTACAAGCTATATATAAGATAAGGGATTATGATAGAATGGTATTAGAATTAGAGCGAGCACTAGAGTCTAGCCCAGAGCCTTCTGACGGAATGCCAAAAGGAACAGGAACAAGCAATCCCACAGAAAGGGCAGTCATAAAGCGGTCAAAGTACCTTAATGATGTTGCGGTGATAGATAAGTGTTTTAACACCGTGCCTAATGAATATAAAAAAGGTGTGTGGAATAATATTGTGTTTCGCGAAAGGTTTCCAGATGATGCGGCGAGGAGTACCTACGGGAATTACAAAGCCCTATTTGTTTTCGAAGTTGCAAAAGAGTTGTGTTTGATCTAAGAGAAGGGAAAGATATGTCAAAATCAGAAATATATGCAAAACGTGATGGGATTGCGATTACTACAGAGATGAGAGGATATGCTGGGAGATATTGCGAACGCCCAGTATATTTAGTGCCTTGTCAAAAGTGCGGTACTAAGTTGCGAAAGGTTACGTATAATCCTAGCAAGGAATATTTATGTGATTACTGCAAGCTTGAAAAAAAGCGCAAAGAGGAGGCAATAGAACAAGAAATTTGGGATTTGATAAAAACACCAAAAGAGCAAACCTTTGATAAAGCTGTTGCAAAACTTTATAAACAAGTTAAGAATTTTGATTCTTATAAAGAGGCGATTGAAATTGCAAAAAAGAGAACTGAGAGATATGACAGTATACCAGAGGTATTGGTGGCGATTGAATTAATTAAACTTGGATATTCTATTATTCCTCAACAGAAAGTTGGTCGATATAGAGTTGATTTTGCAATCCCGGCAGAGAAGTTGATTATCGAGGTTGACGGAGGTTTATATCACCCTAATGGGCCTAAAGCGGGCAGGGACGGAGATATACAGTTAAGTTTGGGGCTAGATTGGAAAATTTTGCACATACCCGCTGAATGGATCTCAAATCACATAAAAATGTTAAAAAAAGTCATTATTTCAGGAACTTCGGACAACAGGGAAAAATAAGTGTGATATTATATAGACTGAAAAGAGTATATGATATACTCAAGCAAAGCTGGAGAGGGAGAGGAAGGTCCCTCACGGCATCGCTTGAACAAAGCCATTTAAAGTCAACTTAATGAGGATTTACCCGATGCCAGATGGTGTCGGGTTTTCTTTTGTGATACACTTGTTACACGTTGACTTTAGGAGGCTTGTATGAAGTGGTTTTTGATTGAGCTTTGGCATTTTGTGACGACGTCAAACATATTGGGTGTAGTTTTTGGACTTGTGTTAGGGACTTGGTGGAAACGATACGGGAAGTTAGAGATTGAACATATTCCTGATCGTTCTTTGTTTTCTGAAAACGAACTCCCTCATGTAGAAAAGATAGATAGACATGCAATATTAGTAAATATTTTTAACCAGAAAGATATAGCTGTTTTTCTTACGAAATTTGATATGGAACGGGATGGTAGGCATTACAAGGTTCGTAGAAAAAGAGCGGATAACAAAACTGAGGCAGATATTTTAAAAATAGATGCATGCTCAGCAAAAACATTTGTTTTTACGTGCGAGACTGTTCCACAAGAAGGCGATGTTATAAGGGTATATGTTCATAAAAGAAAAAGACCTATTATGTTTAAGATTAAATAAAAGCAAAGAGTCCTTAGGGGCTCTTTTTTAATACCTAAGGGAGGTGATGTACTTGAAGTTAACAATAAAACAACAGCGATTCGCAGATGAGTACATCATCAGCGGTAATGCGACAGATGCAGCAATTAAAGCTGGATATGCGAAGAGAGCAGCATATCAGCAAGGTGCGGAGAACCTCAAGAAACCTCATATTCGGGAGTATATTGACAAGCGCCTTGAAGAAATTAACGATAAATCCATAGCAAAGCAAGAGGAAGTGCTGCAGTATCTCACGGAGGTACTGCGTGGCAAATCCTCTGCAACTGAGATTGTTGTTGAGATGGTTGGTGACGGAACATCAGAGGCGAAGTTAATTGTTAAGCCTCCGAGCGAGAAGGAACGAATCAAAGCCGCAGAGCTACTAGGTAAGCGATACGGCTCGTTTACGGAAAAGGTCGAAGTTGGTGCGGATTTAGAGCTAAGCGTCAAGGTGGATTATGGCGACGGCAACGATTAAGGCTAATAAGATTTTCCGAGAACCGAATCAGTCACGCAAGCGATACATCGTTATGCGAGGCTCTGCGGGTTCGGGGAAGAGCATGGACACCGCACAGCATTACATATTGCGATTGCTCTCCGATAAAGGGCGCAATCTCCTATGTGTCCGTAAGGCTGATGTAACCAATCGTGACAGTACGTTCGCAGAGCTACAAGCGGCGATATGGCGTATACATGGCGATTCGTGGGAAAAGTACTGGCGAGTTAACAGCTCTGCAATGATTATCGAGTGCCTCATCAATCAAAATCAAATTCTCTTCAGAGGGATGAATGATGAAAAGCAACGCGAGAAACTCAAGTCGATTACGTTCAAGCGAGGAAAGCTCACAGATGTTTGGATTGAAGAGGCTACGGAACTTACACAAGCAGACTTTGAAATTATAGATGATAGACTTAGAGGAGAATTGCCAGACGGACAGTTTTATCAGATTCGATTAACATTCAATCCTGTATCGGCTCATCATTGGATAAAGGCACAGTTTTTTGACCGAGAAGACTCCGACGTGCTAACTCATAAGTCGACTTTTAAAGACAATCGATTTATTGACGACGCATACTATAGGCGAATGGAACGACGCAAGGAAGTTGATCCAGAAGGCTATCAGATATACGGACTAGGTAATTGGGGCGAGACTAAAGGGCTTATCTTACACAATTATGAAGTCAAAGAGATATCAACGAATTACGAAGATTACGACTACGTTGCTATAGGGCAAGACTTCGGATTTAATCACGCAAATGCAATCTACCCATACGGCTACAAGGATGGCGATATATACGTGCTCCCTGGGTTGTATGGACACGAGAAGGACACAGCGGAGTGGATACAAGAGGCTAACAAGTTTCCCGAACTTAAAACGCGGGACATGTGGTGCGACTCTGCAGAGCCTGACCGAATTAAATCGTGGCGTAATGCTGGGTATAGAGCAAGAGCCGTTAGCAAAGAGCCTAACTCAGTTAAAGCTCAAATCGATTGGATAAAGGGTAATCAAGACGGAGGCGAAATAGTCAAGAGGATGATTTATATTCATCCGTCTAATGTAAATTTTATAAAAGAAATAGGGCAATGGAAGTGGAAGTACGATGCTAAACGTGGTATTTATCTCGACGAACCAGTTCCATTTTTTGATGATGCAATGGCATCGATGAGATATGGCATAGAGGGATGGCGTAAACCTAAATTAGCCAAGGTTAAAACATTCAAAGGAGGCATCTAGTGGCAAAGGATAGACCTTACAAGTTACCAACACCAATAACAAGAGACGCAAGAGTGTTGGAGCAAGGCATCAAGATGGACTTAATCAATGAGTGTATAGAGGAGCACAAGGCAATGCTCCCGAGATACGAGTATTTAGAAAATCTATACCTCGGATTCCACAACATTTTTAAGCGTCCTGAAAAAGACGATTGGAAACCTGACCACAGATTAGCGGTAGGATTCCCTCGTTATATCGCTGATACATTTATCGGTTATGCGTACGGAAAACCTATAAAGCTACAGAGTCCCGACGAGGAATTCGAAGAGGCTTTACAGGTTTTTGGCAAAAGAAATGCAATCAGAGACCACAACAAGGAGCTCGCAAAATCTGCGTGCAAATATGGTCATGCATTTGAATACATGTATCAGAATGAGGCGACGGAGACGAGAGTAACGAAGTTCACTCCTAGGCAGATGTTCATAGTGTATGACGATTCTGTCGCAGAGAGGGCACTGTTCGCTGTTCGGTATGGGCGTCACGGAATTAAGAGTAAAACTCCTGGAGAGATATATGGAGAGATACTCACACCGAGCGAGATCATACCGTTTGGCAACGATAAACTTGGCAAGTCGGGAATTAATCCATATGGCAAAATTCCAGTTATCGAGTGGAAACTGAACGAGGAGCGCATCGGACTGTACGAACCTGTTGCGGGACTCGTTGAGACCTATAATGCAGCACTTGGTGAGAAGGCTAATGATGTTGAGTCTTTTGCTGAGGCGTACCTTGCTATTATGGGCGCTGAACTCGACGAGGACGGAATTAGGCACATAAGAGATAATCGCATTATTAACCTATATGGAACGGACAACGCGAAGGATGTGCTTGTTCAGTTCCTTCAAAAACCAACAGCGGACGGAACACAAGAGAATCTACTTGATAGGCTTGAAACTCTTATCTATGAGACTGCTATGGTTGCGAACATATCAGATGAGAGTTTTGGAAATGCAACGAGTGGTACAGCCCTTGCATATAAGCTACAGGCGATGTCTAATCTTGCGGAGTCATTCGATGGTAAGGTCGAAAAGAGTATCAGAAAGAGGCTCAAACTCTTCTGCACTCTATCAACTAACACGACCAATCCAGATGCGTACGAAGATGTCGAGATCACATTCACTAGAAATGTACCAAAGAACCTACTTGAAGAGGCTCAAACTGCTGCGCAACTCTCTGGTATCGTGTCGCACGAGACACAGCTTAAAGGGCTGTCAATTGTGGATAATGCCAAGGCTGAATTAGAGAGGATTAAGGATGAGGACAGCGAGCTCTCATCAGTAATTGACAAGGCGTTTACAGGTGATAAGTAATGGGAAACACTCCTAGTAATATCTATTGGCGTGTAAGAGAAGAGCAACAGCACAAGAAGAACCTACAAGAGTCTGCCAAGCATGACAAAGAACTTGAAAAGATATATAGGTCGATGCAAGTTAATATACAGAAGGACATAGACGCGTTCTATACACGTTATGCAACTAAAGAGGGTATCAGCATGGCGGAGGCTAAAAAGCGCGCTGACAAGCTCGATATAGAGACATACGCGGAGAAGGCAAAGAAGTATGTTGCTACTCATGATCTTAGTAAAAAGGCGAATTCCGAAATGCGCCTATATAACATGACTATGAAGGTTAACAGGCTTGAGCTGTTAAAGGCTAATATCGGAATGGAGCTAGTCGACAAGTTCGAGGACATGAACAACTATATGGACGACAAGCTGACGGAGCGAACAAAGGACGAACTGAAGAGGCAAGCGGGTATACTAGGCGGTTCAGTTTACAAATCCGAGGAAATGGCTGCATCTATCGTCGGTGCATCATTCCACAGCGCTACGTACTCTGACCGCATATGGGCTCACCAGGATCAACTCAAGTACGAGTTGCACAAACTGTTAAGCATAGGCTTGATACAGGGAGTTAATCCGAAAAAGTTAGCTAGCGAAGTATCTAAACTCTTCGGGGTATCACTCCGAAATGCACAGAGGCTAATGCGTACAGAGATGGCGCGAGTTCAGACTGATGCGCAGTTTGAATCATACAAGCGGAACGGTTTCGAATATTATCAATACCACACGTTAGGGGCGAAGGCTTGCCCTATATGTAGACCACTAGACGGTAAGATTTTCAAGGTTTCAGAAATGCTAATAAGCGAAAATGCACCGCCTATGCATCCTAACTGCAGGTGTAGCACTTCAGCAAATGTTGGAGAGAAAGCCTATAACGATTGGCTTGATGCTAAAGCGGACGGAACATTTGGCAGAGGTTCTGGAAGCTCCGACATCAAGGAGGGCGAAACAAAGCACATAGGAAATGTTGATTTTTCTGATAAATCAAGGGTCATGGAAGTCCTCAATGCTGCCGAACGGAAGTTTGCGGGTGCAGATGTTGAGTGGGACGTAACAATTACATCTGACGGCAAGATTTGGGCAACAAAAGGTAGTGCTGGTGGTGTATCGCTTGCGGGAATAAGTAGTAATCGTAAGGGGGCATACTCATATCATAATCATCTCGATACTGAGACAAATTACTCATTTAGTGAGGATGACGCGGCAGGATTCATAGCCAACAAAGAGGCATATATGAAAGCCTCGGATAGTTCATATTCGTATGAGATGTGGAGACAACGCAATACCCTTGATTCGTCATGGGATGAGGTGTATTCTAGATTTAGGGAGTTGCGTAGAAATAAAGCATATCAAGCAGCACTTGAAAGCATAATCGATATTGACGAAGACGGAAACGACTACACAATGGGATTATTGAGTACAGAATTGAGGTTTTTGTATGAGCGGAAGAGGAAGAGTTAATAAGCATCATCCTGATTATCTTAAGTATGTGGACGAGTTCAACTCCTTGCGCGACGAGTGGGCTCGCAAGGAGGATGAGATATTATACCCCTTTATATCTACGGGGAAACGCCCCGATAAATTAACAACAAGAGCTGTGGAGAGACTATATAAACAGTTCGGAAAGGATGCAAGAGCTTTACAAGATAGATACTCATATCTTTTTGAGAAATAATGGAACGTACTCGGGTGACCTTCGGGCCCCGGGTCTTTTTATTGAGGGCAGATAATGATAATTGTTAAGGTTAAAGGCTCGTCCGTAGAGGTGACTGGTCATGCGGGATACTTGCCGCTTGGCTCGGATATCGTTTGTGCGGGAATATCTGCGTTATATCAAACATTGGTAGAGTCGGCTATGGAATTAACCGACTCAACATACAAAACCTCTTCAGAGGCGGGATATGGCTATATACAGCCTGATGGATATGTGAGCGGTGAGTATAAGTTACTCGTTCGCTCTTTTTTAATTGGCATTAACGGGATTGCAGCAAGTTATCCCGATTATGTAAAAGTTATAACTGACTAGACCAAGCATTGAAGTCTCTAAACTCAATGGAATCATTTTTGTTAAGCATTGCAACATTAAACACATGGAGGAAAGAATTATGCTAAACGAACTAAAGAGATGGGAGCTACAGTTATTTGCTGATGATGGCGAAGACGTTAGCGGAAGTGACGGAGTAGACAAGGGCGATGAGCCAAAGAACTCTACTCCGAATGGTAAAGAGCCCGACAATAAGAACGCGGGAGATGATGTTAAGAAGTACACAGATGCTGACGTTAACGCCCTTATCGACAAGAAGTTTGCAAAGTGGCAGAAAGACCAGGAAAAGAAACTCGCAGAAGCTGAGAAGCTAGCGAAGATGTCCGAGGCGGAAAAGCGCGAGCACGAACTCAAAGAGCTACAGGAGGAAAACGAAAGACTAAAGAGCCAGCAGACCCTATCAGAGATGCGCTCTACGGCCTCTAAACTGCTCAAGGAAAAGAACGTAAACGCAACATCTGATATGCTCGACTTCGTGGCGACATCCGATGCAGAGGAGACTAAGGCGAACATTGAGAAGTTCGTTAGTATCATCGAGGCGGCAGTAAAAGCGGCTGAGGTGGAGAGGAATACGGGCAAAACGCCTAAGAGTTATAAAGAGCCTAAACAGACGAATGAGTTTGAGCAGAGGCTCGCAAAGTACAAGAAGAAATAAGGAGAACAATCATGATCAAGTACAATCTACAGATGTTCGCTGACGGAGAGAATCAGAACCAGTCAGTTAGAAGCTACACTAAGGAGTTCAAGGACTTCATCGAGGCAGTGTTCGGTGCAAGAGCATACTTCAGAGACTTCTTTGTAAACGATGAAATTGAGGCACTAGACGGAGTATCTAACGGAGCTACAGCATTTTCCGTTAAGACTTCCGACATTCCAGTTGTTGTCGGTGAGTACAGCAAGGATGCTAACACTGGCATGGGAACAGGCACAGGAAAGTCTAGCAGATTCGGTAACAGAACGGAGGTAATCTACAAGGATATCGATGTTCCTTACTCTTGGGGCTATACGTTCCATGAGGGACTAGATAGACACACTGTTAACAACGACCTAGATAGCGCGGTTGCTGACAGACTAGAGCTACAGGCTAATGCTAAGATGAGCAAGTTCGACAAACAACATGGAAAGTTCATCTCTGCTAACGCAGGCAAGTCAATTGCTGGCGGTGTTAAGGTAACGAAGGACAACGTTGTTGACGTGTTCAATGAGCTATCAAAGCACTTCACTAACATCGGAGCTGTAGGCGTTAAGAAGGCTAAGGTAACACCAGATGTTTACAACGCAATCGTAGATACTGGGCTAGCAACTACTGCAAAAGGCGCTGACGTGAATATCAGCGAAAATAATGTCTTTAAATTTAAGGGATTCGTAATTGATGAGATTCCAGATGCTCTGTTCCAGACAAAGGAAGTTATATATGCGTATGTTGAGCACTGCGCTAAGGCTTTTGCTGGAATAGAGACAGCAAGAACTATCGAGTCGGAGGACTTCGACGGACTCGCTCTACAGGGAGCAGGTAAGTGCGGAGAGTACATCCCTAAAGATAATGCCAAGGCTGTTGCGAAGGTAACTGTTACAGGCGCATAGAATTTAGAGCGGGGCACTTCGTCCCGCTTTATCTATTATTAAATTAATTGAAGGAGGTACGTTATGTACAGAGTTATAGAGAGTTTCCACGACCTAGAGGATTACAAGGACACTAAATCGGGTAGAGTTTATCAAGAGTACGCAGAGGGCGACATTTACCCTAGAGATGGAGTAAATCCTACACCAGAGAGAGTAGAGCTACTCGCTAGTTACGAGAACGCATTAGGTACTCCACTGATTAAATCGGAAGATGAGGCTGAACCTACTGAAGAGGTTACAGAGGCTGAACCTACTGAAGAGAAGTAGGAGGCAGTAATGCTAGATGAGATTAAGAAGTTGCTCAGTTTCACAGACGGAGATAACGACGAACTAATTAACACGATCGTGTCGCTAGTTGAGAGTAGACTAAAGCATCTCATCGGAGCTGACACGGTGCCAGAGTCATTACAGTACATTGTTGTGGAGGTGTCTATATCACGTTTCAACCGCATTGGTTCGGAGGGCGTATCTTCGCACGATGTAGAGGGCGAAAAAATGACCTGGAGTAATGACGATTTTAAGCCTTACATGTCCGATATCGAGAGGTTTTTGAACGCGCAAAAGAACACCACTAGAGGGAGAGTGAGATTTATATGAGGTACGATACACCTATGTATCCAATGGTTAATAATGGTACATCGTACAGCTACGAGTCGGGGGATTACTCCGACGCAGAAATACCAGAGAAGGCAGTTATGGCTAGTATCATGTCAATGCCCGACGAGGTGATGAGGTGGATGTTTGGCGAGTTAAAGCAAGATTGCCTAATAGCGCATACACCGATAAATTACCACCAGTCTAACGGGTTAGAGCTTGAAAAAGTTCAGATTGGCACGAAGTTCTACAAGGTCGTTAAGATGCGTAGACTCCGCCGTAAGTGCGTATATTATTTGCAGAGGATATCATAATGGGAATTAAACTCGTTGGGGCTAAAGAGCTTGAAAGAGCGTTGCTAAAGAAGGCGAAATTGACCGCCGTCAAAAACACAGTTAGAGACTGCGGGGCAAAGCTACAATCGGGGGTACAAGATGGTGCGCCTGTAGATACAGGAACACTGAAGAGGAGTGTTACTCTCGAGATTGAAGAGGATGGACTAAAGGCTGTTGTAGGACCTCATACTGAATATGCTGCGTATGTTGAGTACGGTACGAGATTTATGCAAGCACAGCCTTACGTTAGACCGTCCTACGAGGAAGTTAAATCAGAATTTAAATCAAAAATGGAGGAGTTAGTAAGATGAGAGACCCAGAGCAGATAGCATTTTGCCGTGTAAGGAAGATAATCGAAGATATGTTCGGAAAATTTGCCATATATGACACGGTGCTACCCGAGGTGGGAACATCTTACCCGTTCTTCTATATAGGCGAGTCGTTCCAAAATGATGAACTGTTAAAGAATAGTGTCGTTGGCACTATTAATTTGACGGTGCATTATTGGACTGACCAAGTTAGGGCTAGAGGCAAAGCTGTCGAGGAGATGCGCAAATTCAAATCAGCACTATACGAGAGCGAGAACACTCTCGAAAATGAAGATGAGAATACCTCGAACGATGAGACCAAAATACACTTTTTACGCGCAAATTCGAGGATACTTGCCGATAATTCTACCGCCGTTCCGTTATTGCATGGAGTCATTGAACTCTATTTTTCATTTAGTTAGGAGTAAAGAATTATGAACTACAACCTACAGATGTTTGCTGAAACTGTATCGGGAAAGAAACTAGTGTATCTGTTCCGCATTCTTAAGAACGCAGCAACTGCGAAGGGAACTATGCTGGCCTTTACCACAGAGAACAGCAGAACCAAGTCAAAGGATGCGGATTCCAAGGCTACCAAGGACGGCACTGTTAGAACTCCTGGGCAGTCAGAGGTGGAAATCTCCGCAACGTCTCTTCTCTCGAAAGGAGATACATTCGTATCACAGCTCGAGGACGCACTAGACAACGACGATATCGTCGAGGTTTGGGAAGTCAACCTAGAGGAGAAGGGAACAGGAACTAACAAGTTTAAGAGCAGATACTTCCAGGGTTACCTCACAGAGGTTGAACTCTCATCTGATGCAGACGAGAATGTAGAAGTGTCGCTTAAGTTCGGTATCAACGGTGCTGGCGTCGTTGGAGATGCAACTGTTACAACTGAACAGCAGAAGATGGCGGCGTACGTGTTCAAGGACACTACACAGGGCGCATAATCGATTCGTTTTATAGGCTGAGGGCGTTAATTCGCCCTCGTTTTATTTTACCTAAAATAGGAGGTATTACATGGAAATCACAATTAAAGGGCAGTCGTACCCGTTAAGATTCGGTCTTAAATTCGTCAAAGAGGTTAACGGCAGAGAAATGGCGCCAGTTGACGGACTTATAGGAGTTGAGCAAGGAATCGGATTAAATCTGATGATCGCGAATATCATTGACGGCTCTATTGAAGATTTAGCGAGTGCAATTATGACCGCTAACAAGACTGAGGAGCCACGAATTAAGGAAGATGATCTATTAGAGTTTCTAGAGGACGATGCAACCAATATCGATGATGTGTTCGAGAAGGTGCTAGGTTTTTTCGAAAGAGCCAACTGTACAAGGAAGATGTTCCAGAACGTGCAGAAGTCTGTGGAGACAGCACAGAAGTTACAGGAGGCAGAGCTCAAGGCGAGACTAGAGGGGCAGAATTAGCATTTGATGCCGACAAGCTCTACAGCGATATAGCTATAGACTGCTTTAGACGGCACGGATTTACGAGTTTTAAGCAAGTTGACCGCCTTACATTTTCCGAATACGAAATAATGACGAAAGCCTATAGGTTACGCATGGTAGACGAGGACTATAGGGCGCATCAACTAGCATACCTCTCTGTAATGGCTAAGGCGGAGAAAAAGAACGGACGACCAGTATATAAGACGTTCAAGAGCTTTTTCAATTATGAAGAGGCTATACGCAAGGTTCTCGACGAACCAAAGAAGACCGAGAGTAGGTTCGCCTCTCTCGGCAAGTACTTAAAAGAAAGGGGCGAATAATGGAGAATTATTCAGTAACCGCCGTACTTAGTGCGCGCGATTCCTTGTCGCCCAAGCTCAAGGGAGTAGCGGGCTTGCTCAACTCTACGGGCGGAATGGTCAAGGCTGGGCTCGGGTTCGGTGCGCTATCAAGGATAGGTGGCTCTGCAGTCGCCTCTCTTGGTAGAAATATCAAAGGACTAGTTAACGAGATCAACGAGACTAATGCGACCTGGAAGACATTTACAGCCAACATGCAAATGTCGGGAATGGGCAAGGCGCAAATTAATCGGACAAAGAAGGATTTACAGAATTTCGCTGCAAAGACTATCTATTCGTCCAAGGACATGGCTAGTACCTATGCACAGCTCTACGCAGTTAACAAGAAGACCACTACAGGAGTTGTAAAGGGGTTCGGGGCGGTTGCGGCCGCATCTGAAAATCCTAGGCAAGCCATGAAGACGTTATCGACACAGGCAACGCAGATGGCCGCAAAACCAACAGTAGCATGGCAGGACTTCAAGTTAATGCTCGAACAGTCGCCAGCGGGATTGTCTCGTGTAGCTGCTAAAATGGGCATGACTACGAAAGAGCTCGTTGCGAATGTGCAAGCGGGCAAGGTCAAGACTGAGGACTTTTTCAAGGCTATGGAGAAGGCTGGAAACGACAAGTCACTCCTTGCTATGGCTCAGCAGTATAAAACCGTTGGCGAGGCGGCGGAAGGACTAAGGGCAACTCTAGCAACTAGATTGGCTCCCGCGTTCGATGTTATCAGTAAGGCGGGTGTCGGTGCTATATCGGGCGCAATGGCGACACTATCGTCAAGGCTCGAGATCGCATCTAATTCCTTCAAAGGAGTAGGCACCGCGTTCTCAAAGGCATTTAGTGCAGTCGGCAAGAGCATTGCAAAGATAACCAATAGCAAGAGTGCAGTTGATGCATTCAGGAAGAGCATGGATGGTCTTGCTCGTTCCGCTAAAGGGGCGGCGAAGTTCCTCGAAAAGCACTCCGACTCTGTTGCGTACCTAGTTACTCACATTCCAGAGCTTGTAGAGGCATTTATTGGACTAAAGATAGCTCTTAAGTTAGCGGGCAAAATGAAGGCACTCGGTACTGCCTCCGAAACGGTGGCAAGTGCGCTACCAAAAGCGGGAAAAGCGGCAGGAGTTACAAGTAAGAAGATGCTAGCATCTAGCAAGGCATTCATGGCTATGGGTGCGGGCGTGCTCTTAATGGCTAGCGGATTTTGGATAATGGCACAGGCCGCTAAAACATTAGCTAAAGCGGGACCATTAGCAGTCGGAGTGTTCGCAGGTATGGCTGTCGGAATCGGACTTTTAGGAGTAGGACTGGTTGTGCTATCAAAGAACATGGCTAAGATGAGTGCGGGCAAACTAAACTCTATGTCGATTGCATTCGTTGCGTTCGGTGCGGCGATTGTGCTATGCGCTACAGGGATGTTGATTCTTGCTAATGCGGCCAAGACGGTATCATCTGGCGGAGGACTCGCGGTAGGAGTGCTAGCGGGCATGGCTATCGCTATAGGACTGCTCGTAATTGCATTCGCAAAGTTCGGACCAGCATTAACTACCGCTATACCAGCAATGCTCACATTCGGAATAACTGTCCTCATGATTGGCGCAGCTCTGTGGCTTGTAGCACAAGGTGTTGCTGCAGCAGTTACCGCGTTTTCAAGTTTAGTTGATTCTGTAACAGGACTTATAGGAGCTCTGCCTGTAGCGGCTCAATACGGCTTACAGGCAGCAGGTGGTATAGCTCTAGTCGGTGTAGCGTGCATAGTGGCGGCTGCTGGAGCAATAGTGCTAGGAATAGCTATGATCGCATTCGGTGTAATGGCTCTAGCTACAGGAGCAATGCTAATCGGAGCTGGAGCAATGGCAATGGCGGGCGGTATCATGTTCCTATTATTCGGTATCATGGTAGGCTTGGCGGCGGTCGGCGTTGCAGTCCTTGCGTTAGCCCTTAAGGCGGTCAATTCGTCCATGAAGTCGATAGCATCTAATGCGAGGACCGCAGCCTCGTCGTTATCAGTAATGACTAGCTCGGTTAGTCTTGTAAAGTCTGGACTAAAAGCAATAGGTGACTATGCTAGCTCGGCGATGAATAAACTCAAGTCGGCATTCAGTAATGCAGCATCGAGCACGGCAGCTGCGGGTAGTGCTGCAGGTAATAACTTCAACAGTGGTCTATCTAGTGGACTGAATTCCGCTGTAGCAAAAGCACGGAGTATATGCAACACCATCAAGAGTGTTCTTAACTCTGCGGGCAGTGGTGCCTATTCTGCGGGTGTATACATAGGTGCTGGACTTGCTAACGGTATGGCATCACAAGTAGGCCGAGTAAGGAGTATAGCTACTACTCTATCAAACGCGGCGGACATTGCTATTAAGAAGGCGCAGATTATACGCTCTCCTTCGCATAAACAATTCGACAACGGTGCCTATATAGGTCAAGGACTTGTTAATGGTATCAAGAGCAAGATTAGTGCTGTTCGCTCGATGAGTTCGCAGATGGCTAATGCGTTCTCGCCACAGATGGAAATGGCGGGGATGAGTGGCAATTGGGGGCTAAATGACGAGTACAACTACAGCTCACAAGCTCGATACGAGGTGCATGTACATAGCGAAATTGACGGCAGAGAAGTTGCATATGCGACTGTTGACGATCTCACAGAGCTACAGGCAAGGAACGAGAAAAGAGACCGCAGAAGAAAGGGAAGGTTTTAATCATGTATAAATTCACTGATACAACATCTAATCAGACCTCTGCGGTAAGACCTAACGAGGCAATGTCGATTAACGGTAGATATATCGAGGACATAATACCTGGATATAGGACACTAACGGTACAGGGGCGGGAACTTCTCGCCTCTGACCTCACTACTGCAGATATAGCCTCTAGGGACGGCTCAATCCTAAAAAATAGGCGATATCCGTCAAGGTCGATAACTATTACCTATCAGTTAATTTGTAGCGACAGTGGGGCATTTCGGAACGCATACGACAAATTGAATGAGGTGCTTAATACAACCAATGCAAAGATTATATTTGCAGACCAGGACGACCGATTCTATATCGGAACTCCAAGAAACTGCGGAGAAGTACCTACAGGTCGCAACTCTGTAGTAGCTGATTTCGAAATACTATGCCTAACACCGTTCAAGTTCAGCACGAGCGAGTATACGGTACAGGCTATTAATGGAGTATTTAACGTTAACTACAACGGTACGGTACCTAGTTCGCCTATGTTCTCTGTAGATTTTGCACAGGCACGGCACGGAGAGAGCGGATACGTGGTGTTTTCTGACGCACAGAGCCACGTTATACAGCTAGGCGACCCGAAGGAGCTCGATACAACCTCCCATACAGAGAGCGAGACACTCATAGACGATAAGTTCAACGAGGCTACTCTCAATGGTTGGAGTAAGAATGTCGGCAAGTCACACGAAGGACACCTATATCAAGGTGCGTGGCAAGTCAAGGAGTCGGGAGGAAAGTACATAACACCTCTGAATTACGGCACGAACACGAGCGCAGAGCTTAGCGGACCATCTGTAACAAAAGAGATACCCGCTGATAGCTCTGGAGCTAAAGGGGCGAAGAACTTCGAGATGTCCTATTACCTAGTATGGTCGCTAAATGACAGCTGTGACCCACGTTGTCTTGGGACTTACGAGTGTATGATTCATGACGCGAGTGGCAACGTTGTTGCGGGAGTTGAGCTACTTAAGTGGTACTCGGGAACTGCAGCTAATGCGAAGATATACGCAGGTGGCAAGTATGTGCATTACTTCGAGTTCGACGCGGGGTACTTCTCCGACTGGTTTGGGTTCGGCTACGCAGGACATCCTCCAGTAAGGACAATCTCCATTAGTAAGATTGGTGATCAGTTCAGATTTAATGTAGGCGGCCGCATATTGTCGTTTACGGTGCCAGAAGGTAGGGAGATGAAGGCGACAAAGGTCACGTTTGCTTCGACGAAGTATAGAGGTATGGGAGACACTTACCCTCCTATGCTCAACTATTTATTCTGGGCAAAATTCCGAAAAACCAATGTCGAGAAGTTCGACGACATCCCTAATAAGTTCGCTAGGGGCGATAATCTCGTAGCTGATTGCTCGGATGGTTCTATCAAGGTTAACAACCTACCTAGACCAGATTTAGGGGCGTTAGGTAACGACTGGGAAACTCTGAAACTCGTTCCAGGGCAAAACAGGATCAACTTCGCTTGTTCTGCCTTTACAACGGATAAACCTACCGCAAAGCTGACTTATAGGGAGGTGTACCTATGATTATCTACTTTGCCGATAGGAAAATGCAGATACTTGGTCAAGCCTCCACTAACCTTAATGACGGTATATTTATTGTCGACGACAGCAAGACCGAGTATGTGTCGAACGGCGTCGTTATCTTCGAGGCTACAGTCCGCTATGGCGATATAGCTGTAAAGGACATGCGAAAGCTCTGCGCTGCAGGTAATTATTTACTTAGAAAGCATAATGCAGAGAATGAGTTCTACACAATAATCGATAGAGATTTCAACGAGGAGACAAGGGAAGTCACCCTATACTGCGAGGACGCAGGAATGGACCTCCTCAATACCATTGCGGAGAAGTACGAGGCATCTCAAGCCTATACCGCGGTCGGATATATTGAGGAGTGGATACGTGGCACTGGGTTTGAAATCGGAGTGAACGAGATCTCGAATCTAAAGCGCAAGCTCAAATGGGATGGAGAGAGCACTGTAGCGGAACGTATCGCATCGATTGCGACTCAGTTCGATAATGCGGAAGTGTCCTATTCGTTCGAGGTTGAAGGTATGGCGGTCAAAAAGCTATTAATCAACCTATGGAAGAAGAGAGGTAAGGATGCGAAGGTACAGCTACGTCTTGGTCGTGATGTTAAAAACATACACGATAAAGAGTCGGTGCAGACACTAGCAACAGCACTGCGAGTTACTGGCGGAACTGCAGAGGGAAGTAGCGAGCCTATATCACTAGAGGGATACAGCTATGATGATGGTGATATCTATACAGATGGCAAACTACTCAAGTCGAGGAGTGCCGTTGCTAAATGGGGAAGTACCTGGAGCAATGGCAAGCATATCGAACGTACGTACAGCTTTGAGACCACATCACAATCAGAGTTATGTGCGCATGCGGTGACGGAACTTAAGAAGTTATCTAGTCCGACAAAAACATACGAGGTCGATATAGTAACTATGCCCGACAACCTATCTATAGGCGATATAGTCTATATTGTGAGTGACAAGGGAGAGTTATATATATCAAGTAGACTGCTCGAGCTCAAGACCTCTGTATCGGGCAAAAAGATTGAGGCTAAACTAGGCGACTTCGTAGAGGAGGACAGCGGTATTGATGATCGGGTGAGGTCACTTGCCGATAAGTTAGCGAACATTAATACCTCGCCTGGATCAACAGCAAGTACATTAAGTCTTACCGTTGAGAGCTCTAGAGGGGTAGTGTTCACCGACACTCTAGTTGATACGACTCTTACAGCTCATGTATACAAGGATGGGCGAGAGTTAACTGCTAGCGAAGTAGCTAACGTCGGTAAAGTTGTGTGGTACAAGGATGGTGTTAAGGCCCACGAGGGCACAACATATAGAATTCAGAACGTAGAGGCGGCAAGAGTGTCCGCTCAATTGGAGGTGTAACATGGAAATTTTAGCAACAGACAGCATAGACCTTACTTCGATTAAGTCAGTCAATGACAAGGCAATCGAGGCGGCGAAAACTGCAACAGACTACATGAAGTTTGAGGCGGGTACTGGGCTAGTCGTATCGAAGAATGCGAAGTCGAGCGAGGGAGCATCAACGGTGCTCACTGATAACTCTTTGCAGATTCGCAAAGATGGTAAGAAGAGCGCAGAATTTGCGGAGGATAGAATTAGCTTTTATGAGCAAGACAAAAAGCTAATAGACATCAAGAGCATTAAGGATGCGCGAGATGGCGACTACAACATTAAGGGCGCATCGATTGACTGTGGAGGAATGGGCGCGGTAAATGTGTTCGCAAATAACATAACTAATCACGGTGCCTATTTGGAGCAAGGACTACACGCAGCATTTACAGCTACAGCGGGATCATATGACTATGGCACTAACACATCTAGATTCAATTCGGCGTCCGCAGACCTTACATCAATAAGCAAATCGGGCATAACATCTCTTATCGTGGAGAATGGCGGCTCGAGGGCGGATGGTGTAATCGCTAGTCTGTCGTACTCTGATAGGTTAGACGGCATTATTGAGCCTGTAATAGAGTTTGACAGCAAGGGCACCGTTATCGCTAAGGCAATAAGAGTTGATAAGATAGAGGGATTGTACGAGGATTCCAAAGTATCAGCAGGAGGTATAGTGTGGAATGTTCGCAAGTATGCTGACGGTACTGCTGTTGCAGAAGCTGAGTGGTCGGGTACAGTATCTGCTGCGAATCCTTGGGGGCCTGTATACTACTCAGGCGGTACGAAGACAGACTTACCTCCAGGCCTCTTCATTTCCACACCACTAACAAGTGTAGAGATTGAGGCACCAGATGGTGAGCTGTGGACAACTCGCAAGATGTCTACAAAAGACTACATAGGTGGAGTTTATTACGTATCGATGAGTAGGCTCTCTAGGGTAGACGCAAGGATACTCTACCGAGCTACAGGAAGGTGGAAGTAAATCCACAAGGTAATTAATTCTAGCGCCGTCGCAAGGCGGTGCTTTTTAATGAAAGGATAACGCGATGAAACCAGAATTTATAGGGAGTTTAGTCATAGGGCTAACCGCATTAATAGGGCTAATATCCGCACTTAATAACTATGTTGGAAAGCCTGTTAATGAGCTCAACTCATCTATCAAGGCGCTCAACGTAAGGATAGAGAACTTGGCGACAGACGTAACTGCAGTTGAGTGCGCTGTTAAAGAGCAAGAAGCACATGACAGAGAGTCACATTCTCGCATGTGGGATAAACACAATCAGCATGATAATAGGCTGAATGATCATGAGAAGAGGATAACACACCTAGAACATAACAAGGGAGGCAAGAACGATGAAAATTAATTGGAAGGTAAGATTTAGGAATAAGACATGGCTGTTAACGTTTATTGCTGCAGTGCTAACTCTTGTATATAGGGCGCTGAACGTTGCGGGCATAACGCCACATATCGCCCAGGAGCAACTCGTAGAGCTAGCAACTATGCTAGTTGGCATCTTGGTGTTACTCGGTGTAGTTATCGACCCTACAACTAAGGGCGGTGGCGACTCCGATGCAGCACTGAACTATACACGCCCTAAAGACGACTCACAGAAGGCGGAAATTCGCCCCGTAGCGAACGATAAGGCAATTAACTATGAAGATATCAAAGAGGGACTAAAAGACGCGGAGGTGCTAGAAGATGGGCGTTAGGGAGGCAATCGTCAACACTGCGATTAGATACAATGGGATGCCTTTTCAGGGGGGCTCCCATAAAACTCTAATTGATGAGTTCAACAAGCATCGCCCAGACGGTTGGGCTATGACTTATACTGCGAATTTCTGCGCTGCGTGTGCTAGCGCAATCGCATATCTATGCGGGGTAGGTGACGCCTACCCTTGCTCTGCTAATGTGGGCACAATCGTAGCCAAGGCACAGAAGATGGGCATATGGGTAGAGAATGACGCATACGTACCAACTGCGGGCGACTGGATCATATATGCTTGGAATGACAGCGGACGAGGCGACAACACTACAGGAGCTAGCCACGTGGGAATTGTCATATCAGCGGATAGCAAGTACATTAATGTCTTTGAGTTCAATATCCATAACAACCACAGCACAGGCTACCGCAAGATTGCCACTAATGGTAGGTTTATCAGAGGTTTTGTTGTTCCAAACTTCCAGACGTACGGATGGATACAAGACGGAAGGGGCTACTGGTTCAAGAAGAAGGACGGTAGCTATTATAAAGCAGAGTGGCAGAAACTAGACGGAGAGTGGTATTACTTCGATTCAGACGGCTATGCTGTTACGGGTTGGAGGCAGATTAGTGGCAAGTGGTATTACTTCAATTCTTCTTGCAAGATGCAAACTGGGTGGATGAGTCTCAATAGTCGTTGGTTCTGTCTTGCATCAGACGGGAGCCTATACACTAGCGGAGTGCATGAGATTGACGGCAAGTCGTACTACTTCGACAGCGACGGAGTAATGCATACTGGATGGGTCAAGGTCGGCGACGATTGGCAGTACTTCAAGGACGACGGCACCCGTGTTGATAAGGGCATAGTCAAGGGCGATGCGGTGTACGTTATCAAGGACGGTGCTCTAGTTACCGATGATAAGGTAACCGTAGAGGCTGACAAGGATGGAGCAATTAGTGTTATGTAATTGAGCGGGCGAGGTGGTCGCCCATATGAGAAAAGCGAGTCCATTACGGGCTCGCTCTTTTTTTATGCTGCTTTTATTATTTCTTTTGGTGAAAGAGAATAATATAGTTCGTTTTCTATATCCTGGCTGTCTCGCTCGTATAACACAATCGCTCTGCCTTGTGTTGCTGACGTCTTTATCTTGCTGATCGCGTTTTCTTTTGTTTCAAATCCGCCTATCCTTACTCCCTTTTCATAATCTCCTGTATAAGGGATTGATGATATTCCATCGCTGTCTTTTATGAACCAATACACTGTATAGTAGTTATCTCCGTTTGGTCTAATGCCATACCAGCAATCTAGTGAGTTCAAATATTCTTTGCAGTTGATTTTCTTTGTGATTTCGTTTAACATTGTTTTAGCTCCTTTTAATTATCAGGGGTGGTAATTTCTAGGGTGTTTCGAGTCGTTGCAGCGACTCGATTTTTATTTTTTGTCTTTTTGAATCCGCTCAATTAGTAGCGATTCAATGTAGTTGCTTAATGTTCTACCGTCTTTTTCCGCGAGTTTTGCAGCTGCATCTTTTATATCTGGGGTAGTTTTTAAGTGAATATGTGCAGTTCTTTTGTCCATGTTTTCGCTCCTTTCTTTAGGATATCTAAAGTATAACACCATAGCTACACCACGTCAACACCTTTTACAAAATATTTTGAAAAATTTTTTTCTCTGATATAATAGAGAAAAGATGGTATAGTTGCATCGTAATTTCATAAGTAAATTCGTGACTATTTCGTGACTTTTTGAAATGTCTTTGCAACTTACCGCAGTTTATCAGATTTTTGGGATATTGAAATTCCAACGTTTTACATCATAAATAACCGCAAATAATGGTGAGGGCTGTAGTTCGATTCCCACGCACTCCCGCCATTTAAGTTTGCATGGGAGTAATAATATGAA